CCGCATGTGGCATGACTCTGAGAGGGGCAAGAACGAATATGTGCCTACTGATGTGCATTGGTCTGAAGTGCCTGGTAGAGACGCTGCCTGGAAGGAACAGACGATTGCTAACACATCAGAACAACAGTTTAAGGTTGAGTTTGAATGTGAATTTTTAGGATCTGTTAATACGTTAATTAATCCAGCAAAATTAAGAAATTTCGTTTATGAAAATCCTATTAAACGAAACGCCGGTCTTGATGTATATGAAGATCCAAAAGAAGAAAATAATTATCTAATCACGGTAGACGTTGCTCGTGGACTTGGTAATGACTATTCAGCATTTATCGTTTTTGATATTACAAATTTTCCTTATAAGGTTGTAGCAAAATATCGTAACAATGAAATTAAACCGATGCTTTTTCCAAGTGTAATTTATGAGGTCGCAAAGGGATATAATGATGCCTGGTTATTAGTGGAAGTTAATGATATTGGAGATCAGGTAGCAAATATTCTACACTTTGATCTTGAGTATGATAATATTTTAATGTGTGCTATGCGTGGCCGTGCTGGTCAAATAGTTGGATCTGGATTTAGTGGTAAAAAATCTCAACTTGGTGTAAGGACAACAGCAGCAGTAAAGAAATTAGGTTGCTCAAACTTAAAAACCTTGATGGAAGATGATAAATTACTGACAGTTGATTATGATATTATTTCAGAATTAACAACATTCGCTCAAAAACACAATTCTTTTGAAGCAGAAGAAGGTTGTAACGATGACTTGGCGATGTGTCTTGTTATTTTCTCCTGGTTGGTCGCTCAAGATTATTTCAAAGAAATGACGGACAATGATGTTCGTAAAAGAATTTATGAGGAACAAAAAAATCAGATTGAACAGGATATGTCTCCTTTTGGATTCATTGCGGATGGATTAGATGATTTCATGGTCACAATTGATGAAGAAACTGGAGATCGCTGGATATTTGCTGGATCTAAAAATGAACACAATCCATTGGAAGTTTGGAATGTAGATGAATACGGAGATCACTCTTACATGTGGGAATATAGATAATGGACTTAGACGATCAGTTTGAGATAGAGCATTTATGTTTTACTGATCGAAAGTGTAGAATTTGTGGGATAAAAAAAAATTTAATAGAAAGTTTTTATCGCACAAGAAAAAGTCGCACCATTTCATCTTCTTATTCATATGAATGTAAAGAGTGTACAGTAAAAAGAATTCAAAACTCTAGAAAAAAGAAAAATTACTCTTCTGAGTGGAATTATCCAGACTGGTAATTGTTCACGCATCGTTTCCCTACTAGAAATAACCTTTTTAATAAATAATTTTAGAATAATTCTGGACTTGTAGGAGAATAAAGATGCCGCTAAATTTAGCATCTCCTGGAATTGTAGTAAGGGAAATTGATTTAACACTCGGAAGAGTTATCCCATCATCAAATAAAACTGGTGCAATTGTTGCTCCTTTTGCTAAGGGACCTGTAGACGAACCAACATTAGTAGAAAATGAAAATGATTTATTAACTAATTTTGGAGAACCATACTCAACAGATAAGCATTATGAGCATTGGTTATCTGCCTCATCTTATCTTGCATATGGTGGTTCATTAAGAGTTGTAAGAGCAGATAACACTCTTTTAAGAAATGGATTTGTAGGACCTTCAACTTCAAGTATAAAGATTAAAAGTTTAGAGCATTACGATGCTTTAGGATATGATGAAAATACACTTGCTGGAGTCGTAGTTGCTGCTAGAAATCCAGGATCTTGGTCTAATGGTTTAAGAGTAGCAATTATTGACAGTAAAGCTGATCAGACTTTATCAGGTATTAATACTGGAGCAATTGTTGAATTTGTAGAAGATATTAGTAATTTAACAGGAACTATTGTAGGTAGTGCTAATACAATTGGTATTAGTACTGATTCTATAACTTTAGGATTAGAAGTTCGTTGTGATACTAGTGATGTAATTAGCACAGGCACAACAGTCATTGCTATTGGAAATGGTTTTATTACAATATCAGATTCATCTGAACAAGCAGGAATTGTAACCGCTACCTTTGATTTTGGTACGACTACAACTTCTAATCCTATGCAAGTTGGATATGGAATTGAACAGTCTGTTGCAGGAAAAATAAATCCAGGCGCAGGATCAACTTCAATTCTTGATGGTTATCTAAAGGGAATTATTACAAAAATTGGAGAATCATCTATTGATGTTAAAATTCTTTCTCATGTTTCTGAGGTTGGAACTGAAACACAAGTAGATTATCAACCATTAGGTACTTGGGCATTTTCTAGTTCAGGTTCTATTGGAGTTCATACTAATGGTCAATCAGTTTCTTATGGAACTACTACATATACATCAAGAGCAGACTGGTTTGATCAACAAACGATTGGTTTAACTACATCATCATCAATTAATTGGAATACCATTGCACCAAGACCCGCAACTTCAGCATATGCAGCAGCAAGAAATTCAAGATTTGATGAAGTCCATGTTGTAGTAATTGACGCTCTCGGATCAATTACTGGAAATGCTGGTTCAATCATTGAAAAGCATTTAGGACTATCAAAAGCAACTGATGCGGAATTCTCAGTAGGAAGTCCATCTTATTGGAGAAAGTATCTTGTAAATAATTCAAAGTATATTTTTGGTCTTGGTGCTCCCGCAGGAATTGTAACAACTGCATATAGTTCCGATTTTACTCTTGCCTCTGATGTTGGTTGGGATCAAGAAGCAGAAGGAATTATCTTTGCTGCTACTGGATCTTCAACAAATATTCTTGCTGGTGGTAAAGACTACGGCGGAATAGTTGGAATTGAATCGACTGGTGCTCTTACAGCATCACTAGGAAAACTTTCAGAAGGTTATGATTTATTTGAAAATACTGATAACTATACTATCGATTTTCTCTTGATGGGATCTGCAGCATATAATATTACAACTGCTCAAGCTTTAGCAAACAAACTGATCTCTGTTGCAGAGTTAAGAAAAGATGCAATTGCATTCATCTCACCATACAGAGGCGCTGCATTAACTGATACGTTATCTCAAACAGAAGTAAATATTAATTCTGCTGTTGACATTACTACTAATGTACTTAGTTTCTATGCTTCAGTAGCTTCATCTTCTTACGCTGTGTTTGATAGTGGTTACAAATACATGTATGATAGATTTTCAAATACTTACAGATATGTACCATTGAATGGTGACATTGCAGGTCTTTGTGCTCGTAATGATATTAATAATTTCCCATGGTATTCACCAGCAGGGACAACAAGGGGTTCAATTCTTAATGCAGTTAAACTAGCATATAATCCATCAAAAACTCAAAGAGACAAACTTTATTCAAACAGAATTAACCCAGTTATCTTCTCACCAGGATCTGGAATCATTCTCTTTGGTGATAAAACTGGTCTTGCTAGAGCATCTGCGTTTGACAGAATTAATGTTCGTCGCCTCTTTGTTTATCTTGAAGATGCAATTTCAAGGGCAGCAAAAGATGCTCTCTTTGAATTTAATGATGAGGTTACAAGAACAAACTTTGTAAATACTATTGAACCTTTCCTTCGTGATGTACAGGCAAAGAGAGGTATTTTTAATTATATTGTTATTTGTGATGAAACAAATAATACTGCTGCAGTAATTGATAATAATGAATTTGTTGCAGACATCTATGTCAAACCAGCAAGATCAATTAACTTCATTGGTCTGAACTTTATTGCCACCAAGACTGGTGTTGATTTTGAAGAAGTAATCGGAAACTTTTAATTTAGAGGTTTAAACAATTATGGCAACTAGACAACAACTAAATCCACCTCCTTTAAGAAAGATTACTGACTTCAAAAGTAAGTTAACTGGTGGTGGCGCAAGAAGTAATCTTTTTGAAGTTGTACTTTCATTCCCAGATATTGCACCAGCAGATACTAATATTCTTGACAAAGCAAGATTTTTGGTAAAAGGTGCAAACCTACCAGCATCAAATGTTACCCCACTCGATGTTCCTTTTAGAGGTAGAACTTTAAAAGTCGCTGGCGACAGAACTTTTGAAAGTTGGACTATTACTATTCTGAACGACACTGATTTTTCAATTCGTTCAGCTATGGAAAACTGGATGAATAAAATTAATAAAGTTTCTGATAATACTGGAGAAACTGATCCAACAGCATATACTGCAGACGCTTTTGTTTATCAACTTGATCGTGATGGATCGACTTTAAGAGCGTATCATTTTTATGATGTATTCCCAACTTCGATTGGAGCAATCACTCTTGATTATGGAACAAGCACGATTCAGGAGTTTACCGCAGAATTCCAAATCCTTTGGTGGGAAGCAATGAAAGGTAATTCACCTGCTGCAGGCGGTCAAGACATTAACTAAATAATACATACAAGTAGTTCAAATTTATAAGATGGCGAAACTTTTTGGTTTTTCGATTGAAGATAATGTAAAAACACCTAAATCTGTAGTTTCCCCCGTTCCTCCTAACAATGAGGACGGGGTTGATCATTTTATCCAATCAGGATTTTATGGTCAATATGTAGATATTGAAGGTGTTTATAGAACGGAATATGATTTAATTCGTCGTTATCGTGAAATGGCACTTCATCCAGAGTGTGATAACGCAATTGAAAGTGTTGTAAATGAAGCAATTGTAAGTGATCTGTACGATTCACCTATAGAAATTGAACTATCAAATCTTAATGCTAGTGATCGTCTAAAAGAAGTTATCAGATCAGAATTTAAATACATCAAAGAAATCATGGACTTTGATAAAAAGTGCCATGAAATTTTTAGAAATTGGTATATTGATGGTAGATTATTTTACCTAAAAGTTATTGATCAAAAAAATCCTGAGGCAGGTATTCAGGAATTGAGATATATTGACCCCATGAAAATGAAGCATGTGCGTCAAGAAAAAAAAGTTAATGGTGATGAAAACGGATTTAGAAATTTAAATTTGATATCTAGATCTTTTGCACAAGATCAAGAATATAGTTTTCCTGAAATCGAAGAATATTTCGTTTATACTCCAACTCCAAATTTCCCTACAGGAACAATTAGTGGAGGATCTAAAAAAGGAGTTAAAATTGCAAAAGATACAATCACATACTGTACATCTGGATTAGTTGATAGAAATAAAGGAACTATTCTTTCATATTTACATAAAGCAATTAAAGCACTCAATCAACTTAGAATGATTGAAGATAGTCTTGTCATTTATAGATTATCTCGTGCTCCAGAACGAAGAATTTTTTATATTGATGTAGGCAATCTTCCTAAAGTAAAAGCAGAGCAATACCTCAAAGAGGTTATGAGTCGTTATCGTAATAAACTTGTATATGATGCAAATACAGGTGAAGTTCGTGATGATCGTAAATTCATGAGTATGCTTGAAGATTTCTGGCTTCCAAGAAGAGAAGGTGGTCGTGGAACGGAGATCACAACTCTTCCCGGTGGTCAAAATCTTGGAGAACTTAACGATGTTGAGTATTTCCAAAAGAAACTTTATAGAGCACTTGGAGTTCCTGAAACAAGAATTGCTGGCGGTGGTGATGGATTCAATCTTGGAAGATCTTCAGAAATTCTTCGTGATGAATTGATGTTCTCCAAGTTTGTCGGAAGACTTAGAAAGAGATTTGCTAATCTTTTTAACGACATACTTCGTACTCAATTACTTCTAAAAAACATTGTCTCTCCAGAAGATTGGGAGCAAATGAGTGATCATATTCAATATGATTTCTTATATGATAATCATTTTGCAGAACTTAAAGAAGCAGAACTTTTAACAAATAGATTAACTCTTGCAACGACTATCGAACCATATATCGGCAAATATTATTCCACCGAATATATTCGTAAAAAGATTCTTCGTCAAACGGATTCAGAAATTATTGAGATTGATCTTCAAATTGAAGATGAAATTGCAAAAGGAATTCTTCCTGATCCCAATGCACCAGTAGATGAAATGGGTAATCCAATTCCACAGGATCAAGCACAAGGAATAGAACAAGGTGCTGGTGGAGAGGTTCCAATTGAACCATCAATAGATGCCACGACAGTCGAAATACCAGAACCCAAAGGTGGGAAGATATAAATAATCTTATAAATATAAACTCATTTTATGGAAGAACTTATCGATTTGATTGCGACTGACGGATCACCTTCGGATGTTTCCGACAAAATTAAAGAATTATTATATGCTAAATCTTCTGAAAGAGTAGATTCTGCTCGTCCAGAAGTTGCAGCATTAATGTTTGGTGGTGAAGATCAAACAGGAGATACCGAATAATGGCAATAAAAGTTGTTCAAAATGTAAACAGAATTTCTCCAACTGTTTCAACAGCTTCAACAAGTAATCCGATTGCTCTTAAGAGTGGATATCTTAGAGTTGCTGCTGGACTTACTGCAGTATATGTAGAAAGTGGTGGAAATCCTGTAGTCACTACAAATTCTTTTTATATTTCTCCATATGGAAATGAAGTTTTAAAGGAAAGAATTGCTAGGCAGCAAATTGCTGGGATTACAACAGGAACCTCCACTGTGATTACATTTCCAAATAATGCAGGAAATCCATTTTTAATTGGAGATTATGTAACTATTGAAAATGCTCAACCATCTGGAATAAATACTGTTCATCAGTTAGTAACAGATCTGACAGATTCAACTTTAACATTATCAGCAAACACATCATCTATTGTTGGTGTAATTACAGTTACTGGCGCAACTGTTTCTAGAAGTGTAAAAATTGCCGCTCTTGCTGATGGTGGATCAACAAATATTAGTATTACAGAAATAGTTCAATTAGTTTCCGAATAAAAATGAAACTCATCACAGAAGAAGTATCACAAGTAAAATTCATCACCGAAGGAAAAGGTGCTGATAAAAAAATGTTTATTGAAGGTATTTTCCTTCAGGGTGATATTTGTAATCGCAATGGAAGAATGTATCCGATGGAAACTCTTTCCCGTGAGGTAAAAAGATATACAGAGGCATTTGTCAATAAAGGTCGTGCTCTTGGCGAACTTGGTCATCCAGATGGTCCAACCGTAAATCTTGATCGTGTTTCTCATAAAATTGTTTCTCTTACTTTTGAGGGAACTAATTGTAGAGGTAAGGCACAACTCCTTGAAACTCCAATGGGTAAGATTGCAAAATCTTTAATTAGTGAAGGAGTTTGTCTCGGTGTTTCTTCTCGTGGTGTTGGGTCACTCAAGATGACTAATGAGGGTCATAAAATTGTTGGTGAAGATTTCATGCTTGCAACTGCTGCTGATATTGTTGCCGACCCATCTGCACCTGATGCTTTTGTTCAGGGAATTATGGAAGGTAAAGAGTGGGTTTGGGAAGGTGGAATTCTTCGTGAAAAACTTGCCGAGCAAACTCAAAAGAGAATTAATACTCTAGTTGATCAGAAAAGATTAGAAGAACATAAGTTAGATT